CTATGGGATTGTTATTACAGAGCATGCAGGCCGCTGCAATAAATGCAACTTATCTAAGTTACATGGATAATGCTCCTTTTGTATTACGCATGGACATACAGGGGTTCGATCAACTGGGTAGAATTATATCAAATATCAAACCCAAGTTTTTTGTACTAAAATTGACCGGAGTCAAATTTTCAGTTAACGAAGGCGGCAGCACATATAAAGTTGAGGCCATACCTTATAATCATCAAGGATTTTCAAGCTCGGTTAATATCTCTTACAGCGATGTTAAACTTTTTGCCAGCGGACAGGGACATGTGTTTGATATATTAGCAAGAAGTGGCGAGGGCAGTCTAGTAAATTTTTTAAATGCCATTGAAGAAAAACTTTTAAAAGATGAAGAAATAAGAGTAAAAGATGAGTATGTGATACAGTTTCCTATACTTTCTAGTGATTGGAAAAGTTCAGCAGGCAACCAAGCAGAAATAAAAAAAGCCACCGTTAATCCCAATGAAAAAGAACAGATAAAAGCAGTTCCTGCCTCTCTGATCAAGATTGATCCTCAACTATTAGATCAAAATAGCATAGCATCGGCCGGTTTTGGATTTGATCAAAATTCGGGAGGAAGACCGTTGTTCAAGCGTGCCGGTGACCAATACGATGAAAAAACCGGTGTGATGATTAGAGACGGCATGACTATTGATCCTAAAAAACGTGCTTTTCAATTTGCTCAATCTCAATCTCTAACATCAATTATAAATCAGATCATTCTAAGTTCTGAATATGCCACCGAAGCTATTGATCCAAAATATCTTACCCCACAGGGATATATCAAATGGTTCAAGTTAGATGTACAGATAGAATTATTAAAACTTGACGACCTCACAGGTGATTACGGCAAAAGAATAACTTTCAGAGTAGTTCCTTATTTTGTGCATCAAAGTTTATTTCTCCCTGCTACTTCTGCACCCATAGGATATTCAGAATTACTGAAAGATGTAGTGAAAGAATATCAGTATATCTACACCGGACAAAATGTTGATGTTCTAAGTTTTAACGTGCAAATTAACAATTTATTTTATTCAGGAGCCGTTCCCAAGAAAGAATCAGAAGCGGCCAAAACTGCGACACAGGATCAAAATCGTGGAGAAAAATTACCTTCTTCCACAAGCACCAACAAAGGACAAGCCCCTGAGGTACAGGCAGCACAAATGGGACGATCAAGACCCAAACGCGATGCAGAATTATTGAAAGGGTACAAAGGTGGTTCTGATCAAAAAAGTGTTGAACAAAATGTTGCAGAAACTTTTCAACAGAAATTCATCAGCGGCAACAGTGCTGATTTGGTTACCATAGACTTGGAAATTCTAGGGGATCCTTATTGGTTGGTAGATTCAGGAATGGCCAATCATTTTTCCTCGTCAGTTGCACCTACTGATCAAATCACTGAAGATGGCACAATGAATTATGAAAGCGGAAATGTTTATATCTATCTTACATTCAGGACACCGATTGACGTTAACACAACAACTGGCCTGTATGATTTTTCACAAATTGCCGAGGACAGTCCGTTTGGCGGTATATATCGTATTGTTCAGTGTGAAAACACATTCAGTGACGGTAATTGGAAACAAAAATTAAAATGTATAAGAATGCCTGGACCGCAAGGACCTGAAACTGTCAAAGTTGAATCAGATAATAAATCTCCAGTGGCAGCCAAGGCTGATACTCCAGCCACTAAAATAGGTCCAAAAGAACCTCCTAAAACTTCACCTATTGATAACAGTTCTGGAAATTCAAGCGTTACCGGATCAGGTCAACGGGCATCTGCAGATCCTCGACGTTTAGATGCACCGAGATCAGGGGGTGGATCAGGTCAACGGGCATCTGCAGATCCTCGTCGTTTAGATAATAAAGCAACTACAACTACAACATCAGACCAAGCACCGCGTGTGGTTGGATTTAGATATTACAGAGACCTAGGACAAAAATAATGGCAGAATTATCAAGACCATCAGTTGATGATGAAGGCAGACGTGGCGGGTTAACCACAGGCATATATGTTGCTAGGGTGATCAGCCATCTTGATCCTTCATTTATGGGATCTATAGAAGTGAATCTTTTAAAAGATCAGGCCAACACCGCGGGCGATGATAGTCAAACTTTTATTGTAAAGTATGCATCACCATTTTTTGGATACACTCCATTTGAGTTTATGGGTAAAAACGACGGTGCTAAATCTACCATCGACGGATTCAGCGACACACAAAAATCATATGGTATGTGGTTTGTACCTCCGGATGTTGGTGTCAACGTGTTGGTGCTATTTGTCAACGGTGATCCAGCTTCGGGCTATTGGTTTGCTTGTGTGCCGGGAGTAAACATCAACCACATGGTACCGGCTATTGCCGGTAGTACAGTAAACAGCCTTGATGCTGAAGATAAAAAACGATACGGAAACACCGCATTGCCTTTGCCAGTGGCAGAAGTTAACAAACGTATCAACGGTGATGTACAAGAAATTGATCCAGAAAAATATCCCAGAGTAGTTCACCCCATAGCAGACAGATTTCTTGAACAAGGTCTGCTAGAAGATGATGTGCGAGGATTCAACACAAGTTCACCTAGACGAGAAGCTCCTAGCATGGTGTTTGGTATTAGCACTCCGGGTCCGCTCGATCGCAGAGTTGGCGCTAAAAAACAAAAAATAGGCAAGGCAGATAGCCAAGCAACTGTGCCAGTAAGTAGATTAGGCGGCACTCAATTTGTCATGGATGACGGAAATGATAGGTATCATCGAGCAACATCAGCTGCTGAAGGCCCAGTAAAATACATTGATCTATTAGATCCTGCTAACCAGAAAAAAGGTGACACCGGTGCTGCAACAATTCCGGCTAGTGAATATTTCCGAGTAAGAACTAGAACTGGGCATCAGATATTGATGCACAATTCAGAAGATTTGATCTACATAGCCAACGCTCGAGGCACCGCTTGGATTGAATTAACCAGCAACGGCAAGATAGATATATTTGCCGAAGACAGCATCAGTGTGCATACACAACAAGATCTCAACATACGTGCAGCGAGAGACATAAATCTAGAAGCTGGCCGAAATATAAACATGAGAACCGAAACAGGCAAATGGCATGTAGAAATAGCCACCGACATGGAGTTTCTAATCAATGCAGATGCCAAGCTCACAGTAGGTGCTAACCTTGACATACTAGTAGGAGCCAAGACTAAGATATCTACTAAAAACGATCTTGACATAGCAAGTTCAGCAGAAACAAAGATCAGTTCCACAGCAGACATCAGCATCGGTAGCAGTGCAGAAGTCAAGATTAACGGTACTAAAATCAATCTTAACGGTCCTAATAATGCAGAAACTGCTGTTGCTGCAGACTTTGTCAAACCCTACGATCTGCGTGACAATCCGGCCACAAGTTCAGCTGCAGGCTGGGACAAAAAATATCAAGCAGGCACAGTGAAAAGCTTCATGAAGCGCATCCCTATGCACGAACCATGGGTGTTGCATGAACACCGAGCACCAGATTTACTCACTCCAGACAAAACAGATAGGAATACTTAATAATGGCTACTAGACTATACAATCAACAGACAGCAGCACAGCGTTCTGCCACAGTAACGCAGAATCAAGGACAATTTACCTACAAGGGATTTAGTTCTAGTGAAGCTAATAAGAATTTCAAACTCTATGATATTAATCTAGTCAAGCAAGATTTGATAAATCATTTCTATATTCGAAAGGGTGAAAAATTAGAAAATCCAGATTTTGGCACAGTGATCTGGGACATGCTGTTTGAACCATTCACGCCTGACGTCAAAGAAATCATCGCCAAGGATGTAGAAGCTATCATAAACTATGATCCTAGATTTGCAGTAACTGAAATTAACATAGACAGCACAGATCAAGGCATGCGTATTCAAGCAGATCTGGTGTATATTCCTTTTAATATCAATGAACGTATGACTTTGAACTTTGACAAAAACAGTAATGTAATTAACTAAGCATATTATTTTTAAGGGTAAATATTGGTATGACCACAACCAGCAGACAAAACAATCTCATACTGAATCAAGATTGGACCAGGATCTATCAGACGTTTAAAAACGCTGATTTCCGTAGCTACGACTTTGAAAATCTGCGTAGAGTTATTATCACATACCTACGAGAAAACTACCCAGAAGATTTTAATGATTATATAGAATCCTCAGAATACATGGCATTGATAGATGCTGTAGCGTTCTTAGGTCAAAGCCTAGCATTTCGTATAGATCTTGCCAGCCGTGAAAATTTTATTGAATTAGCAGAAACCAAAGAAAGTGTGCTGCGTATTGCTCGTATGCTTAGTTACAATGCCAAACGCACTGTAGCGTCAAGCGGACTGTTAAAGTTTGCAACAATATCCACTACTGATACTCTCGTAGACAGCAACGGAAAAAATTTAGCGCAACAGTTAATAACTTGGAACGACCCCACAAACGCCAACTGGTTAGAACAGTTTCTCACTGTGTTAAACAGTGCTATGGCAGACAACACAGAATTTGGCCGCAGCCAAGGTTCCGCCACGATCCAAGGAATCCCTACAGAACAATATAGATTCCGAACGGTTAGTGCAGATGTGCCTTTGTTTTCGTTTACCAAGACTGTGGCCAGCAGAGGTATGAGCTTTGAGATAGTTAGCACAGCTTTTAAAAACAGCGAAAACATCTACGAAGAGCCACCCGTGCCTGGCAACCAAATGGGATTCATCTATAGAAACGATGGATCCGGACCAGGTAGTGCTAACACAGGATTTTTTGTTCAGTTCAAACAGGGTACATTGGAGTTGGCAGATTTTACAGTAAATGTACCCACCACCAATGAAAAAATTGCTGTCGACGCAGGTAACATCAACAATGATGATGTGTGGTTGTTTTCCTTAAACTCACAAGGCGCACAACTCGAAGAGTGGACCAAAGTATCGTCTTTGGTAGGCAACAACATTGCCTATAACAGCGTCACACAAGACATACGCAACATCTATGCTATTAATACCAAAGAAGATGACAACATAGATCTTGTGTTTGCAGACGGCGTCTACGGAAATTTACCACAGGGGTCTTTTAGAGTATTTTATAGAACCAGCAATGGTTTATCGTACACCATATACCCTAATGAATTAAGGGGTATTAATATTTCTGTGTTGTACAGAAACAAAAACAATGTTGAACACACGTTGACCATCGGGTTGGCCTTGCAGAGCACTGTGGCTAATTCTGCTGCCTCTGAAGACATAGACAACATTCGTGCTAATGCACCTGCGGTCTATTACACTCAGAATAGAATGATAACTGCAGAAGATTATAATCTTGCACCGTTGTTGGGTTCACAGAATATTGTAAAAATTAAAGCAGTGAATAGAACATCTAGCGGTATCAGCAGAAATTTTGACATCATTGATGCTACTGGAAAATACAGCAGTATTAATGTATTTGGAGACGACGGATATCTTTACAAACAAGAAGATGAATCTGTACTGTCATTTAAATTTGCCAGCAGAATAGATATCATTAATTTTATTAGACGCAGTGTAGAACCGGTATTTACAGACACAGAAGTTTATAATTTTTATTTTACAAAGTTTGATAAGATATTATTCACTGATATTAACACGGTATGGCAGTCTGTTACCACTGCTACCAGCACAGGATATTTTAAAAATGTGGTAGATAATGCTCAACTCAAGGTTGCCGGGTATTCTACTAGCAACTTAAAATATGTGTTAGTTAATGCAGCAGTGAAGTTTGTTCCGCCTACCGGATTTAAATTTAAAAAAGGAAAATTAGTTGCTACCAACATCAACGATGCTGATCAAACAGATTACATATGGACAAAAATTGTCAAGATCACAGGCGATGGAACATATGTCAAAGGGCTAGGACCAATAACACTCAGCGATCTAGTGCCCACTGGCGCTGTGGCTCAACGTATAGTGCCAAGATTTGTCAGCGACTTGCCTGTGGCACTTGAAACTGAAATTGTCAATCAAGTGTTTGATAATCAAACGTTTGGACTGAGATATGAAATTACTGAATCTCAATGGAAGTTGATCACTGCCAGCAATTTAAATCTAACCAATGATTTTACTTTGGGTAAAGCTGGAGATACTACCAACACCAACAT